CCTCCGCCGACCGAGGAGGAGAAGGCCAGCGTTGAATGGAAGGCGATGTGGACCCCGACCACGGGTTGGGTCAGCTTTGCTGTCATAGTGCCCGGTAGCGGCGCTCCGGTGCCGACGCCTTCGTCGAAGGCGAAGCGGAAGTAGGACACGGGCTCGACTGTGAAAAAGGGGCAGACCGAAGTCTGCCCCTGAAGCCTGCCTTGCCAAGCGCCGCCTCGCGAGGCACCGCCAAAACATGGCTCGCCTTGCCAAGCGATGAACATAACAGGGGACGTTTATTATGTCGCTGTTAGTTTTAAATGGACCGAGCATCGCGGCGGGAGAGTCGCTCTCCGATGCGGTGGACTGCACTGGTGGATGCTTGGCGCGCATCACCATGCCGCCGAGCTGGACACGCGCGCCTCTGACGTTCGAGTTCTCGACCGACGGTGTGTTTTTTAACCCGATGTTTGGCATCGATGGTTTCGAGGTGACGATACAGACCATCGCGCCGGGCTCTGGTGTGATCATCCCGAGCGACATTGGCCGCGCCATTGGTTTCCTGAAGGTGCGTTCTGGCACGCGTGGCAATCCTATCCCGCAGGAAAGCGCGCGCGCATTCGCTGTGGCGATAGTGGTGGACGAGGACGCGGCGATTGATCCGGATTTTGGGCGGTAACGAAGGGGCGGACCGAAGCCCACCCCTTCGTCGGTTGCCATGCCTAGCCTTGACTTACCGAGCCACGGCTTGCCACGACAAGCCTTACCGTGAATGCCGCCGAAGCAGCAACCATCACTTGTACCAAGGGCGCTGACCGATGGGCTACCAATTTCTCGCTGACACGTTCACAAATTTTTTGAGCGGTCTTGGCGTCTTCGGGCGCGACAAGATGACAGCGTTCAATTACTCGCGTCCGATCTGGACTCGCGAGCAACTGGAAGCCGCGTTCACGTCGGACTGGATCGCGCGCAAGGCAATCAGCATTCCCGCGCATGACGCGACGCGTGAGTGGCGCGCGTGGCAGGCGAAGGCCGAGCAGATCGAGCTGATCGAGGAGACCGAGAACCGTTTGCAGATACAGCTCAAGCTGCAGCAGGCGCTGACCAAGGCGCGCCTCTATGGTGGGTGCTGCATGCTGATCGGTGTCGAGGGCGACCTGTCGAGCGAGCTTGATCCGGAGACGATCAAGAAAGACGGCTTGCAGTTCGTGCATCTGCTCGCGCCGCATCAGCTGGTGATCGAGGAGCTGGTGAAGGACATCGCCGATCCGTTCTACGGGCAGCCGCGTTTCTACACGGTGTACGACGACACGCAGAAGTACGGCAGCGTGAAGATACATCCGAGCCGCATGGTGCGCCTGATTGGCTCTGACACGCCCGACCCGTTGCAGAATTTCGGGTGGGGCGATCCTGTGATGCAGATGATCCACGATGCGGTGAGCGCTGCAGGCACGGTGACGCAGAGCGTTGCGGCGATGATCGGCGAAGCCAAGTTCGACGTGATCAAGATACCCGGCCTCACTGAAATCTTTTCGACGACCGATGGCACCAACCGTCTGGTGAAGCGCTTCAGCGAGGCGAACGTCGCCAAGAGCGTGATCAATGCGGTGGTGCTGGACGCTGAGGAAGAGTGGGAGCGCATCGGCGTTAACTTCGGCGGCATGCCAGAAATTCTGCAGATGTATTTGCAGATCGCGGCGGGCGCTGCCGACATTCCCGCGACGCGTTTCCTTGGGCGCTCTCCTGCGGGACTGAACGCGACCGGCGACAGCGACTTGATCAATTACTATGACCGCATCGCCAGCGATCAAGAGCTGCGCTTGTCACCGGCGCTGGAGCGTTTGGACAAGGCGATCATCCGCAGCGCGCTGGGTTCGAGCGATCCGGATATTTACTACGAGTGGAATTCGCTGTGGCAAACGACGGAGGCGGAGAAGGCGACCATTGCCAAGCAGAAGGCCGACGCAGCGAAGGTTGACGTTGACACCGGGCTGGTGCCGTTCACCGCATTGGTGAAGGGACGCTGCAACCAGCTGATCGAGGACGGCACCTATCCGGGGCTTGAGGCGGCGATAGCGGAAGCCGAGGCGGCAGGCGAGATGCCGGAAGAGTCACCGGCGATGATCATGCTGGCGAAGCAGGCCGAGAACGATCTTGCTGCGCAGGAAGACGACGACGACGACATGCCGTTCGGCAAGAAGCCTCCGCCGAAGAAGAAGGCGAACGGCAACGGCAAGTACGCAGACAGCGGAGGGAGTCGTATCATCATCCCTTTCGGAGATCGGCTCGTCCCGTGGGATGAGTCGCTTCACCCGAGAGACGAAGAAGGCAAGTTCACCAGCGGCGGCAGCGCCGAGTTTGTTTCGCCGAGCGTCAAGAGCGGGCTGGACTTCAAGCGTGCTGAGAAAGAGCTTGGGTCACGACAGCAGACGCGGCTGCGCGCCGCATCGCGAGACATCAATGACAAGCTCGGCATCGCTGGCGCGCGCGAGGTTGACATCATCGCGGCGTCTGGAAAAGACGAGGCTGTGAACTCGATCATGTCGCGGACCGACGCCGACTGGAACAGGACGGTGCTGTCTGCGGTTATGAAGGGGCACCTTGCCGATCAGAAATCGGTGCTGGTGTTTCAGCAGCAGGAGCGCGGCGTTGGCGTGCTGGCGCAGTTCGAGGCGACCGGCCCGCTCAACACGATCCACAAGAACCTGTTGAAGGACGGCATTGAGAACCACACGGTCGTGCCACACGAAACCGGCGCGACGATCTACATGGTGAGCCTCGACGGCTCGAACCTTGCAGACATGAACAAGGCGGCGGAACGCTATGGCAAAGGAAACCCGCTCTACTACCAAACCGGACGCGCCGAATTCATCGGCGACTTCGAGTACGACAAAGGATCGGACCGCGAGCAAAGAGACCGCGCGCGACGTGTTTATGAAAGCATCATTGAGCAATCCTCGGTTGAGGAGGCTGAATCCGTCTGGCAAGACGTTCACAATTATTGGAGCGCGCCCGCCGACCAAGCCGGGTACGACCTGACGCCGACGGCGATCCTCGCCGAGCATCCCAACGTCAAGCCCAACTCCGTCAACGTCACCGACGCGGCATTGCTGATCAACGGCAGGGCTGGCGAGATACTGAAGCGCGACGTTGGCGTCGAGAGCATCGACGAGAACAACACCACCGAAGAGATCGACGAGTACCTTGCCAACGTGATCAAGCTTGAGCTGCGCGAGGGACTGATCGGCGGCGCGTCGGGCGAACACTGGTACGACAACACGATCAAGGAAGCGATGCAGATCGCCGAGGGCATCTATCCCGGCATGGCGACCGATCCGCATAAGCGCTTCATGTACACGACGGCGCTGGCGATCACGTCACAGGGCGAGACGGTGGGGCGCAACGTCGAGCTGGCCGATCAGGCCTACACGCATTTCCTTGAGCATGGCGTTTTCCCGACCGACCTGAAGGCGAAGAAGGCGAGCATCCGGGGCAACCTGAAGAAGGTGAACGAGGCCATCGCCGAGTTCGGTGGCGGTGAGAAGGGCATCGCCAAGCTGCGCGAGTTCTTCAACACGCAGATGACCGCGCGCGAGCTGACAGCGGCGACCGGCGTCGAGCCCGGCGCAACATTGAAGGACGACATTGTGTACGGTTCGGCGATGCTGGGCCCGAAGATCGGGCAGGGGTTTTATCAGAACCTGAACGGCAATTTCACACCGATCACGATGGACCTGTGGTTCATGCGCGGATGGGGCCGCATCACCAACACGGGCGTGCAAGACACCGATATGGTCGATCAGCTGGAGCGGGTTGACCGCGCGCTGAACGAGGCAGGCATTCCGGTCGAGGCGGATCGTGACGCGACGATCAAGGTTGCGCGTGACATTTATGAGCAGCACGAAAAGGACTACGCCGCGCATCAGGACGAGTACGACAGCGGCGAGCGCGAGAAGAGCGAGCTGGTGCTGGCGTCCGAGCGTCTGGTGCTTTACGCCGACGGCAAGATGGTGGAGCAGCCGAAGAACGGATCGCAGCGCAAGTGGATCACCGGCGTGTTCAATCGCGCGCTGGAGAAATTGAAGGAGGATCACAACCTCGATCTGACTCCTGCGGGCGCGCAGGCGACGTGGTGGTGGCCGGAGAAAATTCTTTGGGAGAGCATGGGTGTGCGCGGCAAGAAGCGTGACACCGATTATGCGAAGTCGCTGCGTGAGCTGGCACAGAAGAAGGGCGTCCGATGAGAGGCACGCCGCACTTCACGCCGTGGTCGGAAGACCCTGATCCGCCAGACTACTGGGGCGACGACGACTACGCGCGCATGCGCAGGCGGCTGCGGAGGTTCTTTGATGGCGACCTGAGTGTGCAGGACGCGCTGGTGCGTTTGCGTGACAGGCGCGGGTGGGATGAAAGCCTGCATCCGCGCGACGAGGAAGGGAAGTTCACCAGCGGTGGCGGCGGGCTGTTGAGCGGCACGCGCGCGCGCGTAAGCGACGAGCAACAGCAAAAGTTTTACGAGGCCATCGAAGATGCTCCGGTCACCGAAGGCATCGAGGCAGCGGAAGAAAACTGGCGCGGCGGCATCGCTGACTTCGGCGATCCGACGGCTGCGTTGGATGTACAAGCGATGGAAGGCTACTTTGATTATCGCTCGCACCTTGAGGAGGCAGCGCGCGAGAACCTCGGCGAGGAGTTTCCGGTCTACCGTTTGATGAAGCGTGAACAGCTGGAGGACTGGCAGAACGGTGCCGACATCGACCCCATCGCAACGTCGCTGAACCCGGAATTCTCCGAGAAATTCGCCAACTTCGCCGCGTTCGACAAGACCAAGGCGCAGGACAGGATATTGGTGCGCATCATGGCGACGCCTGCATCCATTGTGATGCGTGGCGCGCGTGAGGAAAGCGAGATCGTGATCAACCCGAACGAGATATCGGGAGACACGCTCGTCGAGGTGCCACGGTCGCTGCCGAGCAGCGACCCCATTGCCGAGGCGATGACGCGCGAGGAGATCAAGCGTCACAACGAGCTGGAGGAAAAATACGAAACGCTGAACGAGCTGGAGCGTCAGGAGTTCGGCGAACTGGAGAAGAAGTTCGAGCTGCGTTGGAAGCTGCACAACGAAAAGCTGGAGGCCGAGCGCACTGCCAAGGAAGAGGCGTGGCGCGCCGACAACCTGAAGAAGCTGGCGAACCAAGTTGCGAAGGATTTGGACTTCGATCCATCGCGCATAGACATCGTCGCGGGCACGCGCGAGTTCGAGGTGAACGGTGTGAAGCACACCGCAGCGGGTGACGCGGACATCTACAACAAGAAATATCCGGGCCGCATCCGTTTGTACAAGGATCATCTCGACGGATCGAACGTGGCCGGTGTGACGGCACACGAGATCGAGCATTTCAAATTTGAGGATGCGCTGAAGGCGTACCGCGAAGACTCCGCCAAGATGAAGGCTGATCCCGGACCCGCGCCTGATCCAACTCACGAACGGTGGTGGGGCAAGCGTGGCGGTACGTCGGCAATGATGACTCCGGACGGGGCCCTGCGCCCTCCCTACGACAAGAAATATCCGTACTACACCGCGCTGCATGAGGCGTTGTATGCGCCCCCGATGGGTGACTTTGCCGACGGTGACGGCGTGTCGAAGTACAGCGCCGAGTACTGGCAGGGATGGAAGGGTGGCCAGATCAACACCGAGATCGCTTTGCATGAGACGCTCGCCGAGATGGCGAAGGCGAAATACCTGACGGGAAAATTCCCCGAGCATTTCGGTTATTCGCCGATCATCAGTGAGCGCAAGCAGGCTGCGCCAGCGGATGCGCCGGACTACGTCGAGAAGCTTGGCAACAAGACGCGTGGCACGAAGGTGTGGCGCAACCTGTTTCGCACGGTGGACCGCATCTACAAGCAGCGGAGCAAAAAGCAGTGATCGAGCAAGGCACGGTCGATGGCCAGCTCGCAACGCTGGCGTATGTCAACGACGACATCGAGCCGGTGGACAAAGCCGACGCGACGATGATCGTTGCGTTGCTGGAGGATGGCCGCAAGCTGTTCCTCAAGGTGCCCGGCGATCTGCGTGACGCGTGGAACGAGGCGCTGCACCCGCGCGACCCGGAAGGAAAATTCACCTCCGGCGGGACTGGTGAACACACGACAACGTCGGGCCACGTGTCAAACGCGGCGGCGTTGTTCAAGCCCACGACCAAGACGGCCGACGAGCTTCTCGCCGAGGTGCCGGGCGCGGACGAAGCGGTGGCGCGCGCGAGACACAGGTTGATGGGTGTGGTGGAGACCGACAAGCCGGTGTCGGAAGGCGGGTTCAAGCAGGCCGATGGGACCTACACGCCGGAGCGCGCCGCGCTGCACGAGAAGATCGTCAGCCAGTACATCAACGAGGACACCATCAAGAAATTCTCGCCGGAGCCCGGCGAGAGCCCGGTGCTGACGATCCTTGGCGGACGCGGCGGCTCGGGCAAGGGCTGGCTGACCCGCAAGGACGGGCCGATAGACTCAAGCAAGTCGATGGTGATCGACAACGACGAGGTGAAGGGCAAGCTGCCGGAATATTCCGGATGGAACGCGGCGCAGCTGCACGAGGAGGCGAGCGACATTGTCGCGATGATCGACCGGCGCGCCGGAGCGCTCGGGCTCAACGTGGTGCTGGATGGCACGCTGAAGAGCAGCAGCATTCTTAAGCGGATCGAGGTATACCAAGCGCCGCCGAGCCACGAGTATGAGCTGGAAGGTTTCTACATGTACGCCAGCCCGGAGACGGCGGCGCGCCGTGCGCTGAGCCGGTTCAAGACCAAGAAGGGAGATTTCTCCGGGCGCTTCGTTCCGCCCGAGGTGATCCTTGGCAATACCAAGAACGAAAGCAACTTCGACGCGATGACGCCGAGCTTCAGAAGGTGGGAAGTGTATGACAACGACGAAGAAGGCAGAAACGAACCGAGACTTGTCCAGCGCGGCGGGCGGCTACGTCAACGCAAACGGTGAGCTGATCCCGGCGGACGCGTTCGAGAACGAAGCGGCGGTGAAGCCTGTTCCGCTGACGCCGGAGCAGACCAAGGCATTCGACGAGCAGACCGAAGCGTTGCGCAAGTTCAAGCGATGAGTCTACGCGACCCGACGCGCAGCCAAGGCTTGCGGCGTCAAGGTCGCGGCATCGTCAACCGCAAGGTGTTCGATCTGCACAAGCAGCTCCGCACGGTGCTGCAGGAATACGACATGACCGGCCTGCGCGGTCATGACATTCCCGACGATCTGCTGCGGTTCATCGAGGCGAACAGCAACCGGCTGGAGCGCAGCGAGGAGATGCTGCACAAGGTCGTGGAGCTGACGCTGGTATCGCCGCCGGACTGGCTGCGCGGCTTGATCGAGCGCTCGGTGCAGCGCGGCATCGATCAGGCAGCGAAGGAGCTGAGGGAAGCCAAGGCTGATCTGGATGCGCGCGAGGTGTCGCGCTATCAGACGGCGGCATCGGTGATCGAGGTTCGCGGCATTGCCAGCGAGACCGAGCGCCGGGTGATGCGGCACGTGGTCAATGCGGTGCAGGCGCGTGTTTCGCCGGAAGCTTTGATGCGCGAGGTGCGTGCTTCGCTGGAGAAGATCACACGCGCGCGCCTGACCGTGCTGGTGAATCAAGCGGTGGTGACGGCGGTCAATGCTGGCAAGCTGTTCGCCTATGCCGAGAACGGCGTGCGTCAGGTCGGCATCGATCCGGAGTGGATACCGGATCACCGCAGGCACGTGCATGATCGCACGCCGGACAAAGACAAGCGCAAGATCGGCCGCCGCGCGAGGTCGTCACGCACGCAGCAAAGGCGCGAGCGGGTGGAACGAAAGCTCGAAGCGGTGTTCGCTGGGCGCGAGGTGAGCATCCTGACCGCAGGCGACGACAAGGTGTGCGAGGACTGTCAGGACATCGCGGCCGATGGTCCTTACGATCTCGACACCGCGCGCGATCTGATCCCTGCGCACATCAATTGCCGATGCGCGTTTGTCCCGTACGGAGACGAGCGGTACGCGCGCAACGAAGAGCAGGAGGATGATTGAGATGGGACGCAAGTTCACAGCGCTGGAGAATTTCGCCAGCGACGAGACGCGATCCGAGTACGTCGAGGGCATGACGTACGAGGTGCAAGACGAGGACAACGAGGACCTGATGGAGCTGATCGACCAGTGGGTCGAGGAGGGCAAGGTTCGCGAGGGCGGGCCGGAGTCCGAGCTGTCCGGCGAGGGCGTGGTCAACGACAGCGACCAGTGAGCTTTCCAGCTTTCTGACCGGCTGGAAATCTAAGAAATCTTGACAGGAGGCTTCCCCGTGGCCGTCACACATCCCGCGAACGTGCGAACCGCACTGGCCGACTACGTGGTCGATCAGCTCGACCTCAACACGCCGCCCGGCAAGCTGGTGATGCAGACCGCAGCCGGTGCCACGGTGGCGACGCTGACGTTCGCCAACCCGGCATTCGGTGCTGCGTCGGCCGGGGTGGCGACGGCGAACGCCATCGTTGCCGACACCAATGCGGTCGGCGGCACCATTGCCAAGGCCGAGCTGCGGCAGGGCGCGAGCGCGCCGGTGGTGCTGTGCAGTGTCACCGCGACCGGCGGCGGCGGCGACATCCAGTTGAACAGCGTGGTGATCAGCGCGGGACAGCAGGTCTCGATCACGTCGCTGACCTACGCGGCACCGGCTTGAGGAGCATCAGATGGCAGTGAACTATTCGGCGACGCTGAAGACCACGCGGATGAATGCGGTGGTCACCGCCATCGATGGCGGTCCGGCGGCAGGCTATATTGAAATCTGCACGGCTGCCTATGCTTCGGTGCTGGCCACCATCCCGTTGCAGGACCCGAGCGCGACGGTGTCGGGCGACACGCTCACGTTCGACAACACGCCGGGCATGACCGACACGGCGGCGGATGCCAGCGGCACGGCGGCCATCGCGCGCATCAAGGACAGCACCGGCACGGTGGTGGTGCAGGGTCTGACGGTCGGCGTCGGCACCGGCGACATCCAGCTCAACAGCGTCAACATCACGGCCGGGCAGACTGTCACGCTCACCACCGGCACGATCCAGCACGCCGCGTGATATGTGGGTGCGGTCCGGTGAATGCTGCCGCTGTGGCGACTGCTGTCGCGGCAACCCTCGTCCGGGGGACTGGCTCGACGCTCCTGATGGTGCGTGCCCGCTGCTCGGTATCCTACGCAAGGACGGAACACGGCTTTGCCGGGGTCATGGTGTTAACGACTATTACCTGACCGGCTGCGATGTCTGGCCATCCGATCCGGTGCATATCGAAAAGCTTTCGCGCTGCACTTATAGCTTCGCGTGGGTGGACTAGATGGCTGTCCAGACCATCTACTTTCTCAACACCGCAGCCACCACGCCGAACTGGTTTGGCAAGGTTCAGGATAACGGCTCCGCGCCTGCCGGTGCGCTGAGCGCCTTCGGCTGGACGGTCGCCAAGACTGCCGCTCCACGGTTCTGGAGAGGATTTCTAGGAGCGACGGCACGCTCGACCGCTGCTCTGACGACAAGCTATATCGATGCCCAGACTGCTCCGGTGCAAGGCACGGGCGCGAGCGCGACCACGGCGGGTGATAGTTTCCGCTCCGATAACCCGCTCAATGGCACGTTCGTAGCGGGCAACTGGAATTTCACCTTCGGCATGCGGACCGGCGCGGCCACCAATGCCGGTCGCGTGCGCCTGCGGGTGTGGGCTTCGATCAATGCTGACGGATCGGCGGCGCGGGCGCTGACCTCGACGACGCTAGTCGGCACCACCGTCACGATGAACTCGACCACGGCGACGTTCAACTCGACGGTCACTTGGAACGCGCCAGCAGTCGTCCTCAACAACGAATATGTGTTTACCCAGATCGAGTGGAACAGCACCACCGCTGGCACTAGCAACTCCTGCACCGCGCAGTTCTATCAGGCGTCGTTCACGACCCCCGACTTCCTTGTGCCGATTGCTGATGCTTGGAGTGTTGGCGACAAGACAAGCAATTTCGCTCTCACCAACGGCGATAAGACGGCGACGGTCACCACCACAACTAACGCAAGCGTTCGCTCGACCACAGGACATACATCGGGGAAGCACTACGCTGAGTTCGGGATAGATGTGTGGAGCGGTGGCGGACAGACCGTAGGCATCAGGCTATCAACCGCCCCGAACGATACTGGCACTGCGAATACTTTCGCCGTTTCAGAGACCGGGTTGATTTGTATCAACACCGAATACTTTGAAAATATCGGCGCGTCTGTTTCCGGTGATCGCATCGGTGTCGCGTGGGATGCAGACGTTGGTCTTATCTGGTTTCGCAGGAATGGAGGGCTGTGGAATAACAGCGCCACAGCGAATCCCGCCACAGGCACTGGCGGATACAACGCTCCAGCGACTGGCACTCACATGCTGTTCGCTTCGTCTTGGGTCATTGGCGAAGCGGTCAGCGTTAAAACGGAGTTGGCTGATCTTCAATACCAAGGACCGGCAGGCTTCACGACGTGGATGGACGAAGTCCTCCCGTATCCCAATGCGTGGAATGTCAACGACAAGACTGCACCTATGTCGCTGTCGAACAGCGACAAGACCGCGACGATCACGGCCTCTGGGGCTGGCGTTCGTTCAACAACGAAATATTTGAGCGGTACTGCCGGAAAGTTCTACGCCGAGTTCAAGATTGACACGTTCGTCAGCAGTGGCGCTGTCGGGATAAAATCTGACGCTGGCGCTCAACAAAACTTAACGGTCGGCGCGATCTACGTAAATCAAACCGGCGGCATCGCCAGCGACATTACGACCGTCGGCAGCGTTGGTGGAAGTCTCGCCACCGGCACTGTGGTAAGCGCCGCTTGGGATTCTGGTGCGGAGCTACTCTGGTTCAGGAAGGACGCGGGCTATTGGAATAACAATGCGTCGGCCAATCCAGCGACCGGAGTTGGAGGTATCGACGCATCGATATTCACCAATGTTGATCATCACTGTCTCTGGTTCGCCGGAAGCCCCGTCAACACGGCGGTCTCTGTTCGCACAGAGAAGGACGAGTTCACACAGACGACGCCATCCGGATTCCTGTCGTGGATGGGCGAGGCGCTCGTCGTCCCAGATATGGGGACGCTGGCGTCCGGCGCGGCGACCGTAGCAGGCAGCGGCTTCGCAACGCATCAAGGCACTGGCGCGCTGGCTTCGCAGGCGTCCGCGCTTCCTGCGACTGGAGTTGGGTCTTCGGTTGGTACCGCTGCACTGACGGCCGTCGCCTCGGCCCGGTATAACTACGCTTTTCAATCACAGGCTCTTGCCTTCGCGCCTTGGGACAAGAGCGAAACCACGATCTTCACCGACAGTGGGGTTGCTCCAGACGCAACGAACACGGCAGAGAGGATCGCAGACAACGCGACCAGCGGCTGGCACTACGTCCATCAGGCCCTTTCTGAGGCGATGCCGTTCGGCCCTATTGTCTATTCGATCTACGCCAAGGGCGACTCGCTTACTTGGGTGCAACTTTACTTAAGCGCGCAGCCGAACGGCTGGGCTAACTTCAACCTCGCGGCAGGAACGGTCGGGCAGACGAGCGGCGGCGGAACGGCGACGATCACGTCGGTTGGTAACGGCTGGTATCGGTGTTCGCTGACCGGAACGATCAGCACGGGCAATCCGCAAATCTATGCGATCCTGATTCCGGGCGACGTGGCTGATCCGGTTTACGCAGGCACCGGCAAGCAACTCTATCTATGGGGCGCGCAGTGTGAAGCCGGGGGCGCGCCGACAGCCTACATCCCGACAACGAACTTCGCCGCCGGTGGCATTGAGACGCTGATCGGGAGAGGCACTACAGCTTGGAATGCAACCGGCGCGCTCACTGTCGGTAATACTGGGATCGTTTCCGAAGGCACCGTTCAGTCGCCACCGATCACCGGCACGTTTGTCGCGGTCGAGGCTGCTGACACCGCAAGCTTTGCCGGTCAGGCCGAGACGCGTGGCACGTTCGTGCTGGTTGAGGCTGCGGACGGTGCGGTGTTCGCCGGGACAGTCGCCAGCGTCGGCGCACTTGGCGTTATCGAAGCAGCGGACACTGCAGTCTTCTCGGGCACGGTCGAGAACCAAGTTTACAGCGGCCCGCTGGTTGTCGTCGAGGCTCCTGACGCTGCTAGCTTCGCGGGCGTCGTCCTGACGATTGAATATCTGCGGCCCGATGGCGACACGGCAAGGGGCGGCTGGACCGATCATGCCGGTGGCACCAGCAACATCTATCAGGCGATAGACGAGGCGAGCGCCAACGATAGCGACTTCATCCGGTCGCCAGTGATCGCCACCGCCGACCTTTCGGTGCGTCTGTTCGAGGGCTCGACCCAGATCGCCGAGTGGACGCATAGCGATATTCCGGCGACGTTTACGACAGCGATCCAGACGCTGACGACGCCGCAGTTCGATGCCATCAATAATTTCAGCGACCTGTTTATCGAGTTCGACGACAACAGCGGCAACGTCTATCGCTTCCAGCTCGGCAACCCTCCCGAGGGTGTCGCGCAACCAGTCACGGTAAAATATCGCTACGGAAAGATCGCAGCGTAATGGCCTACAGCATCCAAGCCTTCGCCAGCGGAGAGGGAGATTGGGTCAAGCCAGCGAATGCTGACCCTAACGGCATCACGCGCGTCATCCTGATTGGCGGCGGTGGTGGTGGCGGCGGTGGCGATAAGCAACCCAGCGCGACCGCCATTAGCGGCGGTGCGGGTGGCGGGGGCGCGGCCCGACAAGAGGCTATTTTTCTTACAAGCGAACTTGGCGCGACGGAGCCTTACGTTGTCGGCGCGGCGGGGACAGGCGGCAGCGCAGGCACGGGGACCAACGGCGGCAATGGCGGCGGCGGCGGGTACTCTGCATTCGGCGGCAACGTGATCCTTGAGCATCGCGCTTACGGCGGCGGCGGCGGCGCTGGCGCTATCGTGCCAACGGTCGCAGCGGCTGGCGGTGGCGGGGCCGGTGTTCTCGGCGCGGGAGGCAACGCGACCGGCGGCACTGTCGGGCTGGGCGGCACTCTTGGCGGCGCGTTTGGCTCGCAGGCAAACACGGGCGTCGGCGGTTCAGGCGCAGGCGGTGGAAGCGTAACGGGTGGCGCGGGCACGGCTGGACAGCGCAGCGCGACAGGCGGCGCGGGCGGTGGTGGTGGTGGTGGTAAGACAAACGCGCCTGCGTACAGCGCGGCCGGTGCGGGCGGAATGGCCGGAATGCTTTCGATACTTGGCGGCTCAACAATCAGCGGTGCGGACCCCAGCCCTACGCCGAACGTCACCGGCAACGACGGACAGCCCGGCCTGTTTGGCTATGCTGGTAGTGGCGGCAGCGGTGGCACGGCACGCAACAGCGAGGGTGGTGTCGGCGGCAACGGCGGGTTTCCCGGAGGCGGCGCGGGCGGCGGCGGTTCGACAATAGACACAGCGCCGGGCGCTGCCGGTGCGGGCGGCACCGGCGGCGGTGGCCTCGTCCTTTGCATTACGGACGGGTGACCGATGATCAAAGTCGAAAAATTCACAACCTCATCCGGTCTCGGCGACACTTGGACAAAGGAGCCGTGGGCGCAGACCATCCGGCTGATCCTGATCGGGGCAGGCGGGCCGGGCGGCGGCGGCGCGAAAGACGCGGCGGCATCGGCGGCGTCGGGCGGCGCTGGTGGGGGCGGTGGCTCAATTATTGACCGGACTTACCCGGCGGCGATGTTCGCGGAGACTGAGACCTACATAGTCGCGCCGGGTGGCACTGGTGGCTTAGGAGCCACGACAGATAACACCGCCGGATCGCCGGGGACGGGCGGCCTGCGTACATCGTTCACCCTCAACGGCGTTGAATTGTATGTATACAACGGCGGCGGTGGCGGCGGCGGATCGCTGACGGCCACGATATGCGGCGGCGGTGGGGCCGGGCTGGCAAGCAACGGCGGCAACGGCACTGGCGTGCAAGGCGCGGCAGGCTTCAACGGCGGCGTCGTCAGCGGCTCGACAAACGGCACCGCCAATGTCGGGCCTTTCGGCGGTGCGGGCGGCGGTGGTTCGCCGGGCGCTGCTTCTGCGGGTTATGTCGGCGGCGACGCAGTGGCTGGCGGCGCAGGCGGTGGTGGGGGTGGCGGTAAGGGCACGCCGGGAGACGCCGCAGGCGGCGCGGGCGGGCGAAATCGTCTGGGCTTGGCGGCGGCGGGCGGCGCGATAGGCAGCAACGGCACTCCGGGCTATCCCGGCTACGGCTACTGTGGCAGCGGCGGCAGTGGCGGCGGATCGGGCAATCCGGCCGCAGGCGACGGCGGAGACGGCGGCATCCCCGGCGGCGGTGGCGGCGGCGGCGGTGCAGGCACCAGCACCACCGGAACGGCAGGCAACGGCGGCAAGGGCGGGCGCGGCGAAATCTGGGTGATCCAATACGGTGAGGGCACGCAGACGCAAGCGACGTTCGGCATAGGGATGTAGCAAATGCCAACCTACAACCCGCCGACCAAGAATGAGGATTTCGTTTTGTATGTTGCGCTGGCCAGCACGACGGACGGCGCGAGCTTCAAGATCGATCCGACAATTGCGAGCGGCGATTGGAAGGTGAGCAAGGACGGCGGCGCGTTGACCGATCTCGCGACGTTGCCGGTGGTGACTCCTGCCGCGTCAATGCTGCTCAAGGTCGAGCTGTCGGCCGCAGAGATGAATGCCGACGTGGTGAGCATCGTCGGCGTCGATCAAACGATACCCAAGGAGTGGGCCGACTTCGTGCTGTCCATTCCGACCACGGCTTAGCCGATGGCCCAGTTTAGAATCTTCTTCGGGCGCACCAGCGCTGCACCTCCCGTCGAGGGTGAGGTTCGCGTTGCGGTTTCGTGGGTCGAGCTTTCGTTTGTCAGCGAGGCGATCTCCGGCATAACCGGCGCGCTGGCGGCGAGCGAAGCAGAAGACGTTGCGAGCTTTGTCGGCACGGCGATAACCAGCGGCGCGCTGGCGGTTACCGAAGCTGCCGATAGCGCAGCGTTCGTCGGCAGCGTTATCGCTCAAGGCCCGCTGGTCGTCGTCGAGGCAGCGGACTCAGCGAGCTTCGTCGGCACGGCTCGAACCCAAGGCGCGCTGGTCGCAAGCGAAGCGGCGGATGTTGCGAGCTTTGCCGGGACGGTTCGCACGCTTGGCGCGCTGACGGTCACCGAGGCGGGCGACACCGCGAGCATTGCTGGCTCGGCTGCGTGGCGCGCGACACTGGTCGCGACGGAAGCGCCCGACACGGCGATCTTCAGCGGCGGCATCGTCGGCACCGGCGCGCTGGCGGTGGTCGAGGCGGCCGACAGCTTTGCTGGCAATGGCATCGTCCTCGATCAGGGTGGCGGTGTTCTCGCCGGGTTCGAGGCGGCGGACACCGCGAGCTTCGCCGGACAGGTCACCGGCAACGCCGGGATCATCGCGGCGGTCGAGGCAAACGATATTGCGGCGGTCGTCGGGCAGGTGGCGTGGCGCGCGACGCTTACGGCGACCGAAGCAAACGACACTGCGACGATCATCGGGCAGCTGTCGTGGCGTGCAACGCTGGCAGCGGTTGAAGCGGGCGACGCTGCGAGCTTCGCGGGCGTCACGGCGTCGTCGGGCACCGGTGTGCTGGTTGCCAGCGTTGCCAACGTGGTCGGCGCGGAGGGCGTTGTCACCATCACCGGCACCGGCGCGCTGGTGCCACAGGTTTCGGCGGTCGCGGGCTCGGGCTCGCAGATCGCAACGGGCGCGGGATCGCTGTCCCCTACACCAGCGGTTCTGTCTGGCGCAGGCCTGTCGAGGTCGCAGGGTGCTGCCCCGCTGCTCTCGCAGGCCTGCGTCATCAGCTCGACCGGCCGCTCGATGGCGGCCGGTACAGGCGCATTGGGATCGGTGGCGGCGACCCTCGCGGGCGCTGGAGCCACCGTAGCGGCACCGACCGGGACCGGAGCGCTTTCCTCCCCGGCATCCGGCGTCTCGGGTTCTGGCGGTGTCGCGCTGTCTGCGGCGGGCGTTCTGGCGGCCCAGCCGGGTGCCGTAGCCGCCGCAGGGGTATCGCGCTCGGTCGGCACGGGTTCCCTGTTCGTTGCTGATTCGTCTGACGTGAACGCGTCGGGAACGTCTCAGTCGCGTGGCACGGGCGTGCTGCTTGATCTCGGGGCCGCTCTCCAAGGGCTCGGCGCGGGACAGGCGACGGGCGTGGGTGCGCTGGCGTGTTCGCCCGCTACCTTGGCCTCTCTGGGTGGTTTGGCGCTCTGGACGGCCACCGGGCAGCTTTCCAGCCCGGTGAGCGTCTTGGCCGGTCTGGCGGTCGGTCAGGCGCTTGGCACTGGCGATCTGACCCTTGCCACGACCGCCACGGTCGCGGGCGCGGGCGGGTCGGCGGCGGTCGGCAGCGGCGCTCTGGCGGCAACGGCCGCCGGTATGTTCGGCTCGGCATCGCTGGCGACCTACGGCTCCGGCGTACTGGACGCGCAGGCGCACGTGGTCACCGGCGCTGGCTTGCAGCGCGCGTTCGGCACCGGACAGCTTCGCGCGGGCGCGCACGGGCTCGACGCTGTTGCGGTCTCCGGGTCGGTCGGCATCGGTGCGGTGGCGTCGCGTCGCGCGCTGATGCTGGCGTTCGGTGCGCAGGCCACGGTCGGCACCGGTGTTCTGGTCGCGCAGTCCGCGACGCTGGTCGCGGGCTATCTGGTTTCCGGCGCGGGTGTTCTGACTTCGAGCGAGGCGCAGATCGTCGGCGCTGGCGATGTCGGCGCACCGGTCTTCGTGACTGGTCCGCTGCCCGGAGGTTATCCCGGAACGCTGCCGTGGCACGGCGGCACGGCAACGTGGCGCGGCGCGACGACAACGTGGAGCGGTCACACGACGACACCCGCGTTGGGTGGATTGACGCGGACGTGGACGAAGGCCGCATGACGAAATCCAAAGCGAAGATGCGCGGGCGCATCGTCAAGCCGGGCGCAGACAACGCGCCGCCGGTTCTGCCCGCCGCACCGCTGGTGTGGCTGGTGAATCGTCTGCAGGTCGATGACGACAACCAGCCTTTGATGGAAGGCATCTTCAGTAACTACAACGACGACATCGTCGTGGAGATCGACAGCAACACGTTGGTCGGTCGCGTGTCACCGGGTCGAGGACCGGCGGAGCGTCTGGAGATCGGCGACGGGTTGCGCGTCGAGGACGGCGTGCTGATCGGCGAGGGTGGCGGCGAGAAAGGCGATCCGGGTCCGCCGGGTCCGGTTGGTCCGGTGGGACCACAGGGTCCAGCAGGCGCATCGTCTTCGATGTGGCTGTATCGCTTTGACAGCGGCACGACATACAGTGACCCCGGCGCGGGTCGCTACAAGATGAATCAGAGCGCGCCGTCTACCGTGACCAAGCTCTACGTTGATCGGCTGACGCAGGACGGACTCGATCCGACCAACGTGTTCACGCTTGCGACGTTCGACGACGAGTTCATCATTCAGCGGCGCGGGCTGGCGGCGAACTACCAGAAGTGGCGGCTGTTGGGTCCGGCCGTCATCATCGGCGGCGACTGGTTCGAGGTGCCGGTCGCGTTCGTCTCTCAAGCAGGAGGCGCGTTCAACAATAACCAAGAGGTCACGTTCCTCCTCAGAACGAAAGGCGAGCCCGGCCCGGTTGGACCGCAGGGTCCGCAGGGCGTGCAAGGCAACACTGGTCCGCAGGGATCGACGGGTCCGCAGGGTCCGGTCGGCGGCACCGGTCCCGTTGGTCCGAAGGGCAACACCGGCGACACCGGCCCGCAGGGACCACAGGGCATTGTCGGGCCACAGGGAGGCGTGGGACCGCAAGGCCCGCAGGGCTTTGTCGGTGCGACTGGCGCGAAGGGCGACAAGGGTGATCAAGGCGACATCGGTCCGCGCGGCGAAACCGGTCCGCAGGGCCCGCAGGGCGAGACCGGCGAGACCGGACCGGCTGGCGATTTCGGCGACAACGAAGCTCCGACCGACGGCCAGACCTACGGACGCAAGGACGGCGCTTGGTCGTTGATCGAGGGCTCGGCGGTTTACGTTGGCGACGGTCCGCCGGTTGGCGCTGCGATCAATTCGCTGTGGTGGGAGTCCGACACCGGTCTGCTCTGGCTCAACTTCAACGACGGCTCGTCCACCCAGTGGGTGCTGGTCGGCGGCGGCAGTGGGCTCGGCAGTGTTGGTCCGCAGGGTCCGGAAGGTCCGGCCGGTCCGCAGGGTGTGCAGGGTCCGACCGGCTCGCAGGGCCCGACAGGCCCGACAGGCTCGCAGGGGCCGATAGGTCCGACCGGAGCGCAGGGTGCCGATGGCGCTCCCGGCGCTCCCGGTGCGACCGGCGCAGCCGGGACGACAACCGTCACCGTTGCCGACACGCCGCCGCCCGGCGCTGTTGACGGGACGATGTGGTGGGAGAGCGACACCGGTCAGCTCTACGTTCGCTACAACGATGGCTCGTCAACGCAGTGGGTGATCGCTGCACCGCAGCCGGATTTTTCGGCGCTGGCGACCAAGACAGAAGTCGCGGCACAGTTTCAGGCGCTTGCTGCCAACGGCATGCAGATCAACGGCGGGATGCATGTTGCTCAGGAACGGACCAGCCTACCGGGCATCACTAACGGGGCTTGGTATATTGTTGATAATTGGCAGGCTTCAACATCCGGGCCGCACGTTATTACTGTTGCTCAGAACGGGACTGTGCCCCCCGGATTTTCTACGTCACTGGCTACGTTTGTTACAACGGAAAATGCTTCGCCAGCAGCGGCTGAGTACTGTGTCATCCAGCAGCTAATTGAAGGCGTGCGAGTTGCTAGGTTGGGCTGGGGCACGGCAAGCGCGATGCCAATCACACTAGCGTTCTGGATATATGCTGCACGTCCCGGCAATTATTCCGGCGTGATATTGAACGGGGTAGGCGACAGATCATATCCGTTCGTCATTACCGTCAATGCAGCAAGCACTTGGGAATACAAAACGATCACCATCCCCGGCTGCGTGGATGGAGTATGGGACCCAAACGACGGCGTTGGGATGCAAGTCATCTTTGCGATGATGTGCGGGTCGGATTATCAGGCTCCAGCCAATGTGTGGAAAGCAGGCAGTCTTGCACTTGGAGTAACGGGTACTATCAACGGCGTTGCTGCTACTAGTGATTTCATGCTGTTGACCGGCGTCGTCGTTCTCCCCGGCGTACACACTATTGCTGCAGCACAGTCGCCGCTGTTGATGCGCCCATACGATCAGGAGCTGACGGCGTGCCAGCGATACTGGCAGCAAGCGCCGGTTTGCTTTGATTACAGCAGCCAAAGTGGCTTTTGCGCGTGCGCGGTGACCTATTCGGTGACAATGCGAATCCCTCCTGCTGTCAGTTTTATTCCGGCCATCGCTGAGGGCTCAACGGCCATAAATTCCATTTACACGTGGGAGTGGGGCTTAACCGCACAACTTTATGGCTGGGCCAACGCGCGCGTCTACTGGTTCGGACACGCTGTCTTGAACGCGAGGTTATGATGGGGATCAACTTTCCTTCGTCGCCAACCGTGGGACAGAAATATCCTTCGCCGTCCGTCGCTGGCGTTCCGACCTACACGTGGGACGGACAGAAATGGACGACGTTCGCCGACGCGCTTGGACCGCCGTTGTATGTCAGCAAGCTCGCAGCTGGCGACACGATGGCTGGCGATCTCACCATCGCGAAGACCGGACCGGCTCTCTACTTGAGCAAGGCGGCGTCCGGTCAAGACAGCATCATCTATGGAATGACCAATGGTGCGTCACGCTGGACGCTGGCGCTAGGCGATAGCACTGCGGAGGCGGCAGGAAGTGTCGGTGGAGACTTCCGCATTCGGCGCTATGACAATGCTGGTGCGTATATCGATTCGCCGCTGGTTATTACGCGCGCCGATGGAAAGGTGTACGTCAACGGCGATCCGGGTGCGCCGTCTGGTGTAGCGACCAAACAGTACGTTGATAACAAACCGACGGTAGACAGCTCGAAGGTGGCAAAGACCGGCGACACGATGTCGGGAAGTCTGCAGTCAACCTACTTTTATTCCACCGGCACCATAAGAGCCGCTAGTGCAATCTACTGTAATGCTAACGGGACAATCGTCGAGGGCTCTATCAATCACGGCTATATGGCCCAGTGCTTTATGTCCCGCTCGAATGCGGAGGGTTTTGATTGCTCGTTCGAGAACCTGCACGTCTTCGGAGCGTGGGCTGGCGTACGGATCATGATTTCGCAATCCGGACCGATGGTCGACTTCCGCAATGACGGCAACATCTATACGCCGGGCGGCGGACCGAACGTCGCCTACTCAGACGCGCGCATCAAGACCGTAATAGGCGAATACGAGAATGGACTCGAACAGGTCTGCGCGCTGCATCCCGTTCGCTATATCTTCAATGGCAATGAGACAGACATTCCTCCCGATCAGCCCCTTAGCGGTGATGCTCCATACAAAACCTCCGCCCACTATGAAGCGGCGATGATTCAAGACGAACACATCGGGCTCATTGCGCAGGAAGCCGAAGTGCCGATGCCGGAGACGGTCTGGCAGACCAAGGGATATATCGATGGCGTGGTCGTCGAGGACCTGCGCACGCTCGACACCGGACCGATCCTGTTCGCGCTGGTCAACGCGGTGAAGGAGCTGAAGACGCGGGTCGAGGCGCTGGAGGCAGCGCGTGTTTAACTTCCCGTCATCGCCATCGGTTGGTCAGGAGTTCACCAGCGGTGGCATTTACTACACGTGGAACGGTTATGGCTGGGCGCTGAAAGCGGAGACGGACGCATCGGAAGTCGTCCTGAAGGTTGGCGACACAATGATAGGCCACCTGTCGTTGCCAACAGGTCCAGCAGCGGCTAACGCAGTTCGCAAGGATTATGTCGATGCGGCTGTTGCTGCGGTCCCCGCGCCAGTCGCTGCCACCGCTGCCGAGTATCGCGCGAACAGCGCGCCGACCAAGATGCTCACGCCGGGTGCTGTGTGGGGTGCGGCGGCTGGTGTAACGCTCACTGATGCGGCTGGCGTTTATACGCCTGATTTTTCGGCTGGCCTCGATTTCAGTATTTCACTATTCGGGGCAAAAACGATTGCAAATCCGACAAATACAAAAAATGGCCAGAAGGGGATTATTCTCATCGTGTCTGGCAACAGCGCGGCGGCTATTACGTGGGGCACCGCTTATAAGTTTCCCGGAGGCATCAAGCCGGTGATATCGGCTGTGCCGGGTGCCTACGATGTTCTCAGCTATTTTGTTTATAGCTCCACTCACATTTTCTGCACCTTCAGCGCGGACTTTAAATAATGCTGCCCGGCATCACGCCCGCACTGATGGGCGGCGAAAGCGGGAACGATGTCTACACGAAACTGCTGCTGCACTTTAACGACACCAGCTTCATGAATGTTGCGGCTGGCGGCACACCGAGCGTTGCGACTCCGAATAACACGCCGATCCACACCGGCGAGAAGCGATTTGGGAATGCGTCGATATATTTTCAGGGCGGCGGCGCAAGTTATGTGTTTGTCAAGAACAGTCCGGACTTCGACTTCGGCGCTGGGAGCTTCACGGTTGACTGGTGGGAGAAACGATTCAGCGTTGTCGCAGGATCGGCTACAGTCAGACGACAGCTCGATAATGCTGTGCAGGGCTACCTACTGAACCACGCCACCGCTGGTCCCCGCTATCAGACCTATATGTCGAGCAACGGATCGTCGTGGGATATCGCTGGCGGGATAGACAGTGGTTCGGTTGATCTCGATGTGTGGGTTCACTACGCGGTCGTGCGCAACGGAAACACGTTCTATCACTTCAAGAACGGCGCGCAGACGGCGACGTGGAGTTCATCGGCGGCGTTGCTTGCGTGCCCGGCGAATCACGCGCTGACCCTCGGCCACTGGAACGGCAACGGCTTTCACGGCTACATCGACGAGTTTCGCATCAGCAAAGGCATCGCGCGCTGGACCTCCAACTTTACGCCGCCGGGGCAAGCCTACGGACCGACGCCTGATCGCTCTGCGTGGCACACCGTTGGCCTGTATCACTTCCACACGACCAATGCGGCTGGCACAGTGTTTACGGATAGTTCGCCATATGCAAAGCCCGGCACTGGCGGCAACGGTTACGGACATCCGAACGACCCACTGTTTAGCAATCCGGCGGGCTCGTCCTACTTCAACGCCGGTAACTACTACAACGTCATAGACGGTCAGGGCGATTGGAATTTTGGCAGCGGCGACTTCACTATCGACTGGTGGGACTGGCGATCAGACACTGCCGATGCGCGACCGGGGATCGTGCGATCAACAGAGACGCTGACTTACCAGCCCTATCTGATCGGATGGATGTCCGGCGGATATCTTTACTGTTACGGGTCGAGCAACGCCACAGGCTGGGATGTCTTTAGCAATCTCCATCTCGGCCCCGTCACCGCCAACGTCTGGTCGCATCGCGCTTTGGCTCGCAAGGGCGGCACGTTCTATGGGTTCAAGGACGGCGTTCTGACAGACACCAGACCAGATACATTCGGCCCGCTTCACTATCGAACGAACCCCGATATGTTTGTCGGCGTCTGGAACGCGGAGGGGGCGCAGTACTGGGGCCACGGCCTGATGGACGAGCTGCGCATCAGCAAGGGCATCGCAAGGTGGACCACCAACTTCACGATGCCGACCCGGCCTTATTGAACTTCAACAGGAGAACGCAATGGATAGCTCGCAGAGCAACAAGCTGAGTCAGCAGGTCGAGCGCGAGGTGCGCGCGTTGATCGGCGATCTGCAGATGCAGGTGCTGGTGCTGCGCCAGATGCTGGAGCTGGAGCAGGAGAAGAAGCTCAGCCAACAGCAGCCGGGTCCGCGACCTTCACCAGTGCCGCAGCCCGATCCGCAACCGCAACCGCCGCAACCGCAGCCGCCGCAGCCGGGCCCGCCACACAGCGAGCAGCGGCCCAACGGCTCCCGGCCCCTTCGAGAGGTTTAACCAATGGCCGTCACCGTCGTCGTTGACGCGACATGGCGTCTCTCGCACGTCGAGTTCAGCACGCCGCTCGGATATCCGGGCACCGTGATGGGCCACAGCGAGATCATGTTGATGGAGCCGGATGCGCCGCCGACCGACATGGAGCCGGTGACCCTGCGCGCGCGGACGGCGGGCCAGACCTACGGCACGATGGCTGGCGCGACCATTACGCGCGGCATTGACGCGGTGGCGGAGGAGACCGTCGAGGTTGACGGCCAGACCATCAGTTTCGCCACCGTGACGGCGGCGCTCGACGCGTTCATGCGCAAGTGGCGCTCCGAGGACGCGGGCAACCCGCCGCTGCCAGCCCCGCAGGCTGCCGAGATGACGCCGATGCCGGAGATGCCGGACCCGCAAGACCCTCGCCCGCCACCGAACTAGACGGAGGCCACCATGTCGTACCCTGAACCTGAGCGACGCAAGAACGTCGGCCTGTTCATGGGGATCATGCGCGATCAGCCGCTGAGCCTCGCGCTGGTGGTGATGAATTTCGTATTACTCGGTTTCCTGTTCTATTCGGGAACGTCGCAGCTTTCACAGCGGCAAGAAACATCGGCGATGATCGTGAAGTGGCAGCAGGCCACCGACACGCTGATGGCGAACTGCGTCAGTTCTGACATCATGCAGATGGTGTTGAACGCGCTGAAAGATGCGCACAAGGCTCCGGCACCGGACCCAAAATAAAATGGTCGAGCAGGCGCGGTCGTGGATCAAGGAAAACTCTTCCTTGGTGGTCTTCCTCGTTGCGCAACTGCTCGCAGTGGGTGCTGGAGCAGCGGCGGTCATTGCCTATTCGGTAAAGCTTGAGACGCGCGTCCACATCATGGAGACGCGTGGCGCTGAATACAGCGTGCAGCGAATGGCCAAGACGGAAGAGCGCATCACGATCATCGAACAACGGCAGGCTCGCAACGAAGACCAGATCAAGCGTCTCGTCGATCAGTTCATAAGAGAACTGCAACGACAGCAACCGCAGCAACCGCAGAGGCCACAATGAAACGATCAGCCTTTACCGACACTGCTCTGCTTGATGCGTCGTCCGATCTGCACGAAACCAAGGACGGCTATTTGACCGCGCGCCCGCGCATCGCGCGCACCGGCATCCAATTGTATCAGGGCCATGAGCTGGGCCGCCCCGATCTCAAGGAGGTGCGGGTGTATTGGTCGGAATCCGAAGTGATGTCACGCGACTCGGTCACTTCGCTGGCGGGCAAGCCGGTGACCATCGAGCATCCGCGCGATCCGGTGACCGCGAAGAACTGGAAGGACCACGCGGTCGGCCACGTCGGCGACGAGATACTGCGCGACGGCGAGTTCATCCGGGTGCCGTTGCATCTGATGGACTCCGCCGCCGTCACCGAGGTCCGCAAGGGCCGCTCGCAATTGTCAGTCGGCTACACCGCAATGCTGCAGTGGGGCGACGGCGTCACCGACAAGGGCGAAGCGTACGACGTTAAGCAGACATCCATTCGTGCCAACCACGTCGCGATAACCCATACGGCGCGCGGTGGCGACAAGCTTCGTATGGGTGACAACAAGGAGAAAACTATGCGTAAGTTTATGGTGGATGGCATCGCCATCGAAGTGGAAGATCGTGACGCGCAGATCATCGAGCGTCACATCGACAGCCTGACGAAGGACTTGGCCACAGCCAAGAACGCACTGGCCACGGCGCAGACCTCGACACAGAACGACCTCGCCACGGCCCGCACCGAGACCGCCAACGCCAAGGCCGAGGTGCAGACCAAGGATGCCGAGATCGCGACGCTGAAGAAGCAGCTCGGCGATGCGGTGATGTCACCGCAGAAGCTCGACGAGCTGGTGAGCAACCGCGCCAAGACGGTGATGCGCGCCAAGTCGATCATCGGCGACGCGCTGGTGGTGGACGGCAAGACCGACGCCGAGATGCGCAAGCAGGTGGTGTTGGCCAAGATGGGCGACACCGCCAAGGACTGGAACGACGACATGATCACGGCGTCGTTCAACACCCTCGCGGTTTCCACCGCCGACACCGGCAACGGCAACGGCCTGCAGCAGATCGCTCAGGTGTTACTGCACAACGACAACAGCGGCGATCCGCGCGTGAAGGCCTACAGCCAGTACGAGCAGGACCTTTCCAACCGCTGGAAGACTGCGGGCGCTCGCACCCAGTAAACCGCGCTCCGGTCGGGCGCTTCGTCAACATCCCAAGCAGGAGATATTTCTATGGCTGATACCCATACCCAGAATCAGGCCGAGGCCGTGATTCCAAAGACCAAGAGCGAGCTGATTGCGCAAAATCAGCAGAACTTGGTGGCGACGCCGCGCGCTGTCACCCAGTCCACATTCCCGGAGCAGATGCGGCAAGGCCTTCCGGGCATGATCAACCGCATGGTGGATTACAACGCGGTGACGCGTTCGGTGGCCACCGCTGCGGGCATCCCTCCGGCGCGTGCGGTGTCGCAGTCGGTCGCTGCCGACATCGATTGCTCGCTCGGCGGCACTGTCGTCGGGTTCGTCGGCATCAGCATTCTTGATCCGACCATCGTCAACCCAGTCGGCTCGGGACTGGCTGACGGTGTCTATCCGCAATACGCGAACATCGGCGTGCTGACCAAGGGCGAAATTTTCGCCACCGCGACGGTCATCACGGCGGCGGGCGATCCCGTTCACTTTGGTGCAGCCGACGGTGTTCTCACCAACACCGGCGGCATCGGTCCGGTTGTCGGCGCGCGCTGGAAGTACTCGCGTCCCGCCAACGAACTCAACGTCGTCCAGCTGGGCATCCAGCGTTAAGCGAAACGTCATCCCGACGTTCTCTCAACCAGCATCAAACCGTCAGGAGGCGGAAGATGAATTACCATATGTTTGGCAGAGATGCGCAGCAGACTGCGTATAACTTTGTCGTCAACCAAACCACGGCCATCGAATCCACGGTGGTCAAAATGCAATACCCCGACGTGCAGTATCCGGACCTTGTGCCGGTCGATACGGCGACGGGCAATGAGTGGGTGAAATCCATAACTTATTTTTCAGCGGACATGATGGGTCGCGCTGATTGGTTTCATCATACAGCTCTCGACGTTCCGATTGCCGAGCTGTCGCGCGAGAAGTTCGAGCGCGGCATCGAGATGGCGGCCATCGGCTACAGGTATACTTTGGAGGAGGTGGCGTCGGCGATGAACACGCCGGGCCTCAACCTTACGGCAGACAAGGCATCAGCCTGCCGCAGGGCCTACG